CTGGATCGCGTCCACCGCTTCACGCACGGCGGCGACCTGGGCGACGTCCGGGGCCTTGGCGCGGCGGAAATGGGCGGCCTCGCGCGCGCCAAAATAGAACGCGACCACCGTTCCCATAAGCCACCAAAGCGGTTCCGGGATAAGGGCGATCCCCTGCATCCGAACCGCGAAAGACACCGGGTCCCACATGGCGAACGCGAAAAGGGCCAGGGTGGCAAACGCCAGCATGGGCCGGGGCAGACGGTTAAGGCCGTCCACCAGGGAATCGAAAGGGCCATTCCTGGCCGGGGCGAACTCGGCCGCGAACTGGTCCAGGGTGGACGTCCGCGCCTCGAGGTGTTGCGCATCGCGCGCCGATTGATCGCCTCGAACGACTCGGATGGTATCGGTTGCGGCCGCGATCACGTCACGCGCGCCGCCGCCGAAAATGATTTTCCAAAGGGACACCGGGGGGGCCTCCTATCACTTGGGGGGTTTCGGGGGTGGCCGGTCCGGGATGCCGGACCAGTCGTCGCAAGGGTCGTCCGTCACCAGGCGGCGATCCGCGCGGCGTGTTGCGCGGCCGTCAGGTGATAGCGGAGCCGGATGAATTCCTCGGCCCGCGCGATCCACCCACCTTTGCCACCATCGCGGCGGCGGGCGTATTTGCGGGACGCGGCCCGGCGATCCGCAAGGCGATAGTGGAAATTGCGGCGGGCGATCCCGTAGGCATCCACCAGGAATTCGCCCATTGCGTCATGAACCTGGTGGGTCGCGCGGGCGGTCTGGGGGCCGATGGCCCCGTCCACCTCGAGGGGCGCGGCCAGGAGGCCGGTTTCGTTGATCAACTCTTGAAGGATTTTCACGGCCCGATTGCCAGCGTTCACTTGCATGTCGAACACGGTTGCCTGGATCGGTTCCGGCAGGCGGTGAATTCGGGCTCCCTGGAAATAGTGGTCCAGGTAGAGGTCCACGGCCACCTCGAGGGTGATTGCGCGAACGTCCGCCACGTCCACGTCGCCGTCGCCGTCCAGGTCCAGGCCCAGGCGGCGCATGGTGTGAATGGTCACGCCCAGGTTTGTGGCCCCGCCGGGGTCGTCGGGGTCGTTTACGAATCCACCTTCACGGCGGACGATTTCAAGCGCAATCGCACGGGGGGACGTCATGGCGTAGCCTCCTGATATGGTGATGAAGTTGGAACGCCCGGTGGCAATGGCCCCGGCCGAACACCCGGACCCACAAGGCCCAGAAAAGGACGTCACCTTGCCGCCGCCAGGCGCGCGAACAAAGGGACTCGTCAGTGTCCGAAAACACCAGATTGTGGGCGAGGCGGGACAGGTTGCCGGATCGGCCGGACAAGGGGTTTAATCGCATCGGCCGTTCCTCCTGGGCGGGGAAACGGGCGAGGGATCAGCCCCACCCGTCAAAGGATCGGCGGCCGCGCTTTGCCTTGCGGCGCTTGGCGGGACGTTTCGTCTGGACCTCGCCCTCGAGGGCGCGGCCGTCCTCGAGGGCGTGGACCGCGAACGAATTAGACGGGCCGATCACGGCCCAGGCGGGACACCTGGACCAATCGATTTTTTCAGCGCCCAGGACGATTGCCAGGGCGAGGTCATAGACCGCCAGGTCCAGGGCCTCGTTTCGCTTGACGCCTGGGCGCTTTTCCCACCCTTTCGCGCCGCGCCGTTCGGACGCGAATTCCTCGAAAATGTCGGATGGCGCGCCGCGCGGAATGTGGATCGCCCGCGTTCCGGCCTCGGACCGGATCAGGCTTGCCGCGATTTCGTCTTTTAGGCGGTCGGTTCCGGCGCGGACCAGGAGGACGTCCTTTGCCACATGCCGTTTGCCCTGGTGGGCGGTTTCCGGGGCCTTGACCTCGGCCCGCTTGGCATTCTCGCCACCGAACCCTCGGACCAGGTGGAACCGGCGCGGGTGGGACTTTCGGGCCTTGCGGTAAAACGCATAAGCGTTCGGGGTGACACCTGGCGCGCCGCCAGCATCGCAGACGATGGACAGGAGGCGCATTCGGTGTTCCGCGTTCGCCACCGGATAGGACAGGTCCGCCAGGTCGAAAAGGGCGTCCCAATCCTCGCCAAACTTGGCGGGGTCGATTTGCCGGTCCCCGGATCGCGGGGCCGTGTCCGGCGGGTTGTGAATGTCGAACCGATCCACCAGGACCCGTTCGCCGTCCGCCAGGTGGGCCATGATCTGGACCACGAAACGTCCGGCCTGGACGTCCACGGCGGCCAGGAGGAACCGGGTTTCCGCCGGGCATGTCTGCCATTCGTGATCCGTCGCCTGGTCGCGCAAGGCCGATTCCGAAATCCGCGCCGCGTCCGACATGGCGCGCGGGCGATAGGGCAATCCCAGGTCCAGGTTTGTGGCGGCCTTCAAGGGCTTTTCGTCGCCGGTTCGCTCGAATTCCTCCACCGCCTCGAGGTAACGCGAAACGATTTGCGACCAGGACGCCAGGGCGGCGGCGGGGCCGTGAAGCCACCAGGACACCACGGCCGTGGGGCGTAGCTTTTCCACCTCGGCCAGTGTGACCAATTCCACCACGCCGTCGATTTCGCGACCCTCGTGAAGCCATCGGCCCGTCGCGTTCAATTCCGCTTTCTGGTGGGGTTCGATAACCGAACCACAATGCAAGCACGACATATAGGCCGCCGCGCCGCGTTCGGTGGGCGTCCCTTCGTCTGGATATGACAGGCGGTCAAACGTGGGCTGGAACTCACCCTTGCAGCTCGGACAAGTCCAGTAAAGGCGGCCACGGGTGCCGGTGTTGTAATAGCCCAGGATGCCCTCGCATGGCGGGGCCTCATGGGGCGTTGAAGGCGACCAGGATTCGTCCAGGATCGGGAACCTGGGCGAGGACTCGGCCACGTTCATTCCGCGCGTTCCGGCGGACGTGTGGCGTTTCCGACCCGCCGCGAACGCCGGGCCGATGCCTTTGACGTCCTGATAAGAGTCGGTGTCATAGTCCGCCATTAGAACCAGGTCGATTGTCCGGCCCGACAGCTTGCTATCCACCGGCCAGTCCACCGTCAGGCGGCCGCCGCCCTGGAACGTCTTTTCGTGGACGTTATCCAGGCGCAGGCGTTGCGCCAGGTTCGGGGTGGCGCGCAGGATCGGCCCCAATTCGGTGTTGGACCATTCCTTGGCCGCCGCCTGGGACATATAGAAAACCGCGACCTTGCGGGGGGCCACAAGGATGGAATGCACCAGGGGATTGATGATCATTCCCTCGGTTTTTGCGGATCGCGCGGGACCCACGAAAACGGCCGACTCGAACCGGCGGGACATGGTGGCGTCCATGGGTTCGGTCATGTAGGGGGCCACCGAATTGTCCCAGGCCGTCCAGTGTCCGCCCGCGTTCACCTTGCGGCGCGTGGCGACCTCGGACACGGTTTCGCGGCCGTGGGGCAAGAGGGCAGGAAGGGCGGAAAGGATCGCGTCCGAAACCGGGCGGAACCCCGGCAAGGGCGCGCCCTCGCGATATTCCGGGGCGTCGTTCGGGATCATGTGGGGCCACCTCGAGGGTTCGGGCGGCCGCGCCAGGTCTAGGCGTCGTCCTCGCCCGCCAGCTTTCGCTCGAGGGTTGCGGCCGCGTTTGTCAGAATGTCGTCTAGGATCACCTGGGCGTCCGCGATCTGGGCGGGGGTCAGGTTCAATTTTCGGCCCAGGCGGTCGGGGGCAGCGTCGAACCCGTCACGGATCGCGGCGAAACTCGCCTCAAATGCGACGGCCACGTCCTTGGACGGCATGTATTCCCGCCGCGCGGCGGCGGCCAGAATCCATTCCTTTTCGACCTTTAGGGCCTCGGCCCGTTCCTTTGGTGACAGCGCCAGGCGGTCGGCGTCCACCGCTTCCCCGCCCAGGAGGTCCATTCGATATTGCGCCACCGCGTCGTCCGCCACCTGGCGGTCCGCCTCCTCGGCCTCCTGGCGCGCCATGCGCCAGGCGTGGGCGACGGACAGGCGAAACACATAGGACCGGCCATTCGTGCCGCGCTCCACATAAGGGATCGCCTGGCCGTCCGGCAGGGTCAGCCATGTATCAATCGTGGTGGTGGACACACCCATGGCCGCGCCCAACATTTTCTTATTCAGAAGGGCGTCCGGCGACCCTTCCCGCATAGGATACCGGGCGACCAGGGCCGCCGCGTCCCCCTCGAGGGGTGGCAAGTCCTGGGCCGGGGTGTCGTTTTCCTCTTGCATAACAAGAACCCCAATCCAAAAGCCCACCCCGGACGAAACCATTTTCGTCTAAAACAACGGGGCGCGAATATACCCACGTGGCAACCCTGGGAAAGGACCCAAAAGTCAGCGACGGCGGGAAGCGAAAGCGCAGCGCAATGCCTTTTCCCAGATGACGGGGAAGCGTTGCGAGGTGAAGCGGGACGCCGAACGCTTGAACCCCAGGCGGGGCGAGTAGCGGGCGCGCCTGGCGTATGACACCAGCTTGACCAGGCGCTTGCCCTTGCGCTGATAGACGCCCGGCCCCTTGCCTCCACCCCTGGGCGTTCCAGAGAACACGGCGGGCTTTGCAAGGTTGCGCTTGACCGCGCCGCGCGCGATGTTGCCATATTTGTTTTTTCGGATTGCGGCGGGAACAACCAGCGCACGGCGCTTGGGGGTGCGGGTGCCGCCTTCCTCTTGAGCCTCGAGGTAACGGGCCTGGATTGTCTTGATGAAAACGCGCGCCTCGAGGCGGCGCTTTGTGGATCGCCGCATGGCGTAAGCCTTGCGGGTGAATGGGGTGGGCCGGTCCAGGACTTTCTCGAGGCGGGCCGTTTCGTGATCCCTCACGGCCTCGGCCATTTCGTTCAAGGCCAAGGACGTGGCGAATGGGACTTGCCGCCTGGCCGCGTCTGATAAGTCGCGCTCCACCGCGCGAATATTGCTTTCTAGGCTCATTCGCATGGCGGGAGGACCTTATCAGACGCGGGTGGCAAAATGGGAAACGGTCCGGGGCAGGACGCCGCCAGGCCAGGAGGGAAACCTGGGGCGCTAACCTTTGACGCACGTTTCGACCATACAGGTGAGAGGACGTAGCGGCCGTCGCGTGTCAAGCCCTTTTTATCACCTCGACGGATCACGTCCACGCCCGATGGCCTCCGCCACCCGATCACCGGCCGCCAAGAATGCAGCGTTAAGGTCCGCCATGCGGGACTTTGCCGGGGCGAGGCCATAGCGCTTTAGGAACCCCTCCATTGTGGCGTCCCCAAGGCATACCGCGCGCCACAGGTCCAGCGCGTCAATCGTTGTTGGGTCCTGGCGTCCCACCTTGACACGCCGCGCCACCGCCGCCTCCATTCGTCGCAGGAACGACACCTGGTCCACGAAACCGGACTGGCGGCCCTCGCGTGATGGCGCGCCACCCTGGGACCTTGAGGCCGTAGGGTCGGAAGGATTCATGGCCCCACCGGCCAGGACCGCCTCGGCCGTGGCCGAATAGGTTTCGACAGCCTGGCGGGCGGCCGGGGTCAGGCGGGCCAGGATCGCCGGTCCCTTGCGACGCATGGCAACCGTAGATTGTCCGCCGTCGCGGATCAGGGCCGCCTCGAACTGGTCTAGGTCGTTCTTTATCATGGTTCAGTTTTCCTTTCGAGGGAAGCTAGGGCGACTAGGGACACCTTGCCCCCCACCCCTATAAAAAGTCCTGTTTCCGGTGTTTTTCTTGTGTGTATTATATACCCTCCCTTTATTCCCTTACTATAGGAATACAGGTCTAACCCTTTGTTTATAATTGAAAATCAGGAGGTCACTGCCCTCCCCTGACCCCGGCTTCCTATCCCTAGACCCTCCCTTTGCCTCCCTAAAACACGCTTGCCGCGTACACACTTCACAGTCAAACCCGCCAGGGTTTGTCCTTTTAACCTTCCCACCCTTCCCTGAAATCCCTTGCGGAGGGACCCTTGATGGGGCGCGGGGAGGGCCAGGATTTGCGCGTCCGGGATGCCCCAGGCGCGGATTTCGGCGGGCGGGGTGTGGGCGTTCAACATGGCGGGGTCCTTTCGCTTCCCCACGATTAGACCGTCGCTAGGATGATAGCAGGCTAGAACGATAGACTAGCGGAAGTCGCTTTCCTGGTATCCACCCCGGCCGCCGTCCATGGGTGTGGCGTCCTCGAGGTAACGCTGGACCAGGGGGTCGTCCATGAAGGTGAAGCCGCAAAACACCATGTTGCCCATGGACTTGATTTTGGCGAACCCCTTTTCCGACAGGTTGTCCCGCAAGGCGGCGTCCGAATAGACGCGCGCGCCGTTGTCCCTGGCCCAATTCTTGAACGCCCGGAAAAAATCGGACGTCCTGGTCCGGCCCTTGTCGTCCAGGACCGCGCACTCACGAATGAACGTCCCCACCGGGTCCGCCGCCTCCATAATCCGGTCCTTTAGGGTTTGCATGATCGCGGGTGGATCAATCCCTGGGGGCGTTCCCTGCCCTCGCTCGAGGCGCACCATAAAGTCCCGGAACCCGTCCAGCATCCAGTTTAAAATCCCTGGCAATTCTTCACGCATGGCGCGTTCCACCTCGAGGGGGTTTCGGCGCTTTTCAGGTGGCAATTCGCGCAAGTTGACGTCCAGGGGAATGAACACCAGGCGGCGGCGGGTGCCTTCGTCCTCGTCCTTGATCCTGGGCGTTCGGTTGAACTGGATAACCGGAATTCCGCTTGGCCGGTAAACGAATTGAGGCATTCCCAGGGCGCGGGCGGGCCGTAGGTCGCCGCCGGTCAAGGACTTGATTTTTTTTGCGCTGAAAACGTCCGTCACGGCCGGTTCGGACGCCAGGATCGCGCGCGCGCCCGGCAAGTCCACTTCCTCGGGTGTCGCCTGGCCCGCGCTTTGGTTTTGCGTTTGCAGGAACATTTCCACCTTTGCCGGGGCGGCGTATCCGTCGAAATTGCCCAGGACCTCGCCAACCAGGGACATAAGCGTGGATTTGCCGTTGCCACCCGATCCGCGCAACAGTAGGGCGACCTGGGCGACGTTCGCGCCGAACACCAGCGCGCCCAGGGCGCGTTGCAGGCAATGGCGGACGTCCTGGTCGGGCAGAATCAGGCCCATGAACTGGTCCCATTCAGGGCAGGTCGCCCCAGGGACAAAATGGGTCCCGGCGCATTTCGTCGGGCGCGGACCGCGATCCGGGGACATGATCCACTCCTTGCGCCATTCGGCCAGGTCGCGGGGGCCGCCCTCGAGGCCCTGGGGGTCCAGTGCCGGGGCGTCCACCACCTGGCGCAAGTTAATAACGCCGTTCTTGACGACGAATTTCCAGGGGTCGGAATCCAGGTCGCAGATTTCAGCGCGGACTTGCCATTCCATCGCCTTCAGGGCCTTCACTTGCTTGTCCACGTTGCCGCATTTGATCTGGTGGGCGTATAGCTTGGAAACGGTTTCCTGGCGCATGTCCTCGGCCACGTCCTCGAGGTCCACATATTTCTTGCCGCGCGGTTTTTTTGCCTCACGCGCCATGCGAGCGGACAGGGTGAATTCATCATATTCCCGAATACGGGTCGCCTCGATTTCGGCCTGGATCAGGTCCGGCAAGGACGCCGCCATTTCGGCCGCTTTGAGGGGGCCGGACTGGAACGAATAGCGGTTCCCGTCCCAGACACCCCACCCCTTACCCAGAACGAAAATCAAGTCCGCACCGTGGGCGGCCAGGAGACGGCGGGCGTTGCCCCGGTCGTTCAATTCAAGGCCCGCGCGTTCCTCCATCGACATGGCGAAGCGGTCGGCGCGCATGGGCTTGGCCGTGATCCCGGCCAGTTGGTCAATCATCCCCATGGTTCAATCCTTCACTAATTCAGCGACAGCCAGGTCCGCGAAATCCGCGTCCTGGTCCCACCGTTCATTCGGGACCGCCAGGCGAACCGACAGTCCAAGGGCCTCGAGGCGATCCCGCGCACCGTGATAGAGGGCGCGGGCCTCGGCCGGGTTCTTGCTGGACCCCTCCCCCAGGATCAGCACCTCGGACACGCCGGGGCGCGGGGTCCAGAGTTGCGTTTCCTCCTGGGCGGGTCCGGTGATAGCGCCGCGAGAAAGGGCGGCCTCGGCCGACCACCCGATCCGGCCGCCCGCGACCAGGGCCGAATAGGCGGCCAGAGTCGTTTCGATCCCCTCGCCTACCACCACGGCGGACGTGGGCGAGGAAAGGACGCAGGGGCGGCCCATCATGTCGCCGGTTCGGCCAATCCATTGCTTTGCCACCTTTTTGCCGTCGCAGTAGCGGGCGCGGCCGGTGGCGGTGATCCAGGTTCTATGCGCGCCCGCCAGCTTGTCGCGGCCGATGGCGGCGACCATGGCGGGGCCTTTGTGATCGGGGGCGGAATTGCGGTCATATCCGCCCGCGTAGTGATCCAGGTGGGCCAGGCGCAACGTGGCCGGAACCCCGCCGATGGCGGGCAAGCGGACACCACGGGCGGCCAGGTATTCCGCGACCAGGGGCGGGTTGTGATCCGCGCGGGACCATAAGTCCAGGGCGACCCGGTGACCGTTAGCGGCCTGGCGCTCGGCCAGGGCCTCGGCCTGGGCTTTATTCTGGGCGCGTTTCTTTTCCAGGGCGGCCTTGCGCTCCTGGGAAATCTCATTCTCAAGGCCCGCCTGGGACGCCAGGTGGCGAACGGCCGCCACGAAATCCAGGCCCAGGTGTTCAGCTGTAAAGTCAATAACCGTCCCACCCACGCCACACCCAAAACATTTGAAAAACCCGCCGGTCCCGCCAGGTTCGACAACGTGAAAACTAGCGGTGGTTTCGGCGTGGAAGGGGCAAGGCCCCCACCAGTCGCCACGGGACTGGCGCGATTTGCGCAGGTCCCACTTGACGCCCGCGTCCTCGGCCACCTGGCGCAAGGAAATTTCGGCCTTTATCCGGTCGGATTTTTGCATGTCAGGTCCTCGGGTTTTTCGCGCGCTAGGTGTGGACGGCGGCCTGGGCGACCTCGAGGTGGGCGGGGTCCTCGAGGTCGAACCCCTCGAGGCCGGACCAGTCGTGGATTTCCGCCACAATCTCGGACGTGGGGCGTTCGTATTCGTGGGGGTAGCCGTTGCCGTGGGTGGCGTTGTCCAGGGCCTCGAGGACTTGCGCGGCGATCACACCAGGGACCCCTCGAGGTTGTCGCGGTCGCGGGCGTTCAGGAGGGCGGCCAGGCGCGAATGGAACAAGGCGGCGGCCAGGGGTCCGGCCTGGGCGGCGCGATCCTGGCAAAACCCGATCCAGCGGGCGGCGACGTCCACCCATTCGTCCGGGATCACGGGGTCCGGGGACCAAGCCCCAGGCGCGACCAGGTGGAACCGCTCCACCTCGAGGGCCAGGGCGTCGATTTCATGGACGGCCGGGTGGAACTCGGCCGGGACCTGGAACCGCGCGGCCGTGGCGTTCCAGATGTTCGTTTCCAGGGGGCCGTAGTCGCGCAATAGGCACTTAACGGGCGTGACCATATCCCCCAGGACGAATTCTGGTGCGTCGTGGAGCAGGGCTTGAAGCCGAACCCACACCGGCAAACCCATTTGATCCGCGATCATTTCGCAGAACAAGGAATGCCAGGCCACCGAATAGGGGGCGAGGTCGTCTAGTGTGTGGCCGCCGAACCGATAGCGGCGGGCGAGGCCGCGCGCAATGTCGCGGGGGTTGATATGGGCCGGATCAGGGGCCTGGACATCTAGGAGGACGGAACCAGTCCAGACAATGCCGTTAAACTTGGGGTTCATGGTGCGGTGTTCCTTTCGCAGTCGCCAAGGCAGCGGATTTCAGGTCGTGGAATTTCAGGCCGGACGCGCGCTCCAACATCAGGACGGCCATCGGATCACGCCGCCAGATACCGGCGGACACGCGCGCCCTGCCCTCGCCCCGCGACCCCAGGACCTCGGGTGCATGGCCCAGGAGGCGGTAAATCCGTTCCATGCGGAAATCGAATACGGCCAGAACGCCCTCGAGGTCGCAGGCCGCGCCCCAAGCATTCGTCGCCAGCATCAGGGCGGCGGCCGTCCCCTTTGGGGCGTCGGGGGCGAGGCAAAACCGCGTCACCTCGGCCAGACCCTTGGACATCAGCGGGCGTCCGGCCAGGTCCCCGAAATGGTCGTTAATCATGGTCGGGCCAGTGGTCGGTTTCAGACGAACGGAACCGACATGGCGGCCCTGGTCGGAGGCGATGGCATAGACGGCCGGGGGCGCGTCGTAGTCGTCCACCTCGAGGCCGTCCGCCGTGACGTGGACGTCCCACCCCAGTCGGACCTTGAATTGGCGGGCGCGATCCCGGAACATTTGACCAGACACTCGGGCGTGGGCCTCGAGGTCCTGGTGGCGAATAAACAGCATGGTTTGAAATCCTTTCGGCATATCAGAAAAGGGACCCCTGGTTCGATTTGGGTTCGGGTTTCGGCGGAGAAGAGTCAGGTGTGCGCCAGGAGATCCGGTCGTCCCCGTCCGCTTTGCGTTTCCATGCCTCGGCCCGATCCTTGCAGGCCGCCGCGCCACAGACCCAAACATAAGTCCGGTGGCGCTCGGGAAGAGCCGAAAGGAACCCCCGGCGGCGGTATCCGAACGGCGCGCAAGGATCGCCACAGCTTAGGCATGGGCCGGGCATTAAGCCGGGTCGCCCTGGATCACGGTTTCGGCGGAGGCGAACTCCTCCGCGTCCGCGTTGTTCGCGGCCAGGCCGATCCCTTGGCGGGTTTCGCCATATTGCGAGGCCATGCGCTCCATCACCGCGTCACGCGGGGCGCAAATGTTCGCCTGGGCCTCGGCCACAAAAGGAGCAACAATCATGGTTGCCGCAAAGGCAGCGGTGGCGATCAGGGCGATTGTGTCAAGTTTCATTGGTCGTTCCTTTCGGTGGGGGTGGAGAAAAGGGAGGCCTGGCCCGGCAGGGCATCGGGGGCAGCGGCATCGGGGGACGGCATCGGCCAGGTCCGCAATCCCGCGCAAAATGTTGGCCTGATACTCCGGGTCGCGCTCCACCAGGTCCGCATGGACCCCCTGGGCGGCGGCGGCCGATTCCTTGCCGCAGAACCGCTTGACAATCGAAAGCAAGTGATAAGACGGATCGGTTATTGCCGCGTCAAAGGTATCGGCGGGCAATGCGTCCAGGACCTCGAGACAATCGCCAGGGTGAAGGGTGACGGCCGGGGCGATCATTGGAACAATTCGCGGTGCGCCATGATCAGGGCCGCGCCTTCCTTGACGTTGTGGTGGAGGATCAGGGTTGCCGCTTTTTCGCGGGTGATCAGGTGACGGGCCGCGACAGAGCGGACCAAGCGGTCAGCCTGGAAGGAAAGCGGCGTCATAACGCCACGCGACACGGGCGCACCAAGATAACGGATCGCGCCACCCATGCAGGTTAGGCCCTTGGGGGCGCAGGCCAGGTCCTCGAGGTCGGCCAATTCCGGGAAGTGGGCGAGGAAATCGAGGATAAGGCCGATTGCCTCTCCCCAGAACGTCAGGCCCATGGCAGCGCAAATCCTTTGCAAGCGATGGTCTGTTGCGGGCAACGCCCTAACCGCTAGGGTCAGGTGGGCGGGGTGCCTAATGGGATCAATTGGGGCTAGGTTGAAATTACGCAGAGCTTCATGGAATGAATTGTCCACAGCTGGAAAAGCGCGAACGCGATCCCCGGACATTTGCCGGGCGATGCTTTCCAAGACCACTTTAGGGTCGCGGACCAAGGATCGCCCCGAAACCACTTGAGCGACAGGGCGAGCGGCCATGCCTAACCGTTGGGGTGGAATGGATGCACTTTTCATTTTTAACTCCAGCTTGGAAACAAATCTCGATTCAGACTTGCATCAGCCGGGTTGGCGGCAACACATTGAAAATATTTGCAAATTGGAATGTTTTCAGGCCGGATCACATGAACCCGCGACCAGTCCGGCGGGATCACCGGCCGAACTGGAAAAACAATAATCAACACCGGCCGATGAAACACCTTAACGGGCAGGTAATAGGCCGGACCGGCCGAAAACTCGGCCGACCTGGCCGAAAGCTAGGCGGCGATGGCTTGGAAGTTGGAAAGGCTCAGGACCAAATAACGGCGGCCATCATCTTGACAGATATATTTTTCGCCCACCGTTGAAACATCAAACCCCAGGGCGCGGAACTTACGTAGAAGGGCGGGCGGGGAAAGGGATAGATAAGTCCGAAACCCGCGTTCTTGAGCCACCTGGGCAAACGCTTGCCCTAGATGCTTGAACACCTGGGCGACCTCGAGGTTTGAAAGTTGGTCCACATCAACCGACAGGCGCGAACACTCGTAAGAATCTGCAAAATCATAGTCTGACGGGAATAGATCGGGCGCGATGGACGTTATCCGACCTTTCGCCGCGTCTCGCAAAAGGTTGGTCTGGCCGAACCAGTCCTGGCAGGACGGAATGATCCTAGCGCCCGCGACCACTCGGCCGGATCGCTTCACCAGAATGTAAGTGCAATTCGGGTTATCATATTGGTCAGACTCCATGCCGTCGCGCGACGGTAGGGACCACCCCAAACCCTGGACAAAGACCCGGAACCGCAATTCCAGAAACTCGCGCATATCCTGGGCACGGGGTCCCTTGAAAACCTCGTTATAATCAAAAATCAATGTTTCCATTGGATGGAGTCCTTTCGTTGTGAGGATTGTTTGATTGGATCGGTTAAAGAATCGACCAAACGGTTAAAGGACCGACCGAAGGGGCCAGGCCGATAGATCACCGATAAACGCAAAAAACCCACCAAATGAATGGCGGGCTTTCTTGCATACGATCAGAAATTTGGGGGGTGAGGGTTAGCCCTCGGGGCGGCGAACATTCATCAAATGGATGGTGTGCAGCGCAAACCGGGCGCGCTCCACTTCAATAGGGGACCAGTTGTATCCCGCGCCACTTACTAGAGATCGCACCCCATCAATTTCAATTGATAGCGTGTTTCCCTCCCCAATGCCGAAATCTCGGGCGTCTTTTAGGGTTCGCGTCTTAGGGTATCTCGCGCGCAACTCGGACCATGTGGCGTGACCGCTTGTCTCACGCGCAAACGTCACGGTGGGATCATCCATCATAAGGCTGTTTTCGACATAGTGATTCAACCAAGGCAGATCATAATTCATCTGCAAAAAATCAACGTCTGGGCGATCCATGTTCACGACAACGCAATAACCCTTGGGTGAAATGGACTTGATAACATCCATCGCGTCCAGCGTTGCGCTATCAAATTGCTCGTTTTCTTTGGTCATTTTTGTTTTTCCGCCTCTATCCGGGCCGCCCAATCATATTGCAGAACCCTGGCAATTCTTTCTTTTTCATCAATACCATCGGGCAGACCTTCGCTAAAGGACCTCACAGCGCGAATTTTTCTCGCCTCGGGTTCATCCAAGACAATTTCGTAAAGATCAATATGGTTTGCCATGCAGACTTGGATCAAACTGCCAATGGTTGGATTTGAGGTCCCACGGGATATTCGACTGACATATTGCTCCCCAAGCTCTGCCCGCTCGGACGCCTCTACTAGCGAAATCCCGCGTTGTTTCAGTGCGCCACGCAGTCGCGCCAGAATTTCCCGCTTTATTTCATCCGCTTTCGTCTGGTCAATCATAGGTTTTCGTCTCTCGCCCATCTTAATCATTCAACAAAATGCCCTCTTAAGTTTAGCGGATATGATTTTTTTTCACAATCGTGTTCTTATAGTAACATTTTTACTGGTGCAACTACCTTTAGTTGTGTAATAATGTTCTTATAAAGCCATTTTGGGGAAGGAGGGTCCTTTAATGAACATTTGCGAACAACCAAAGCGCGAAGGGCCGGACCCCAAAACCATGTCATTGAGTCGTTTTATGATGGAGGCGGAGCGATCATATCTCGAAGCGGCGCTTGCAATAACCGGCAACAATCGAACACAGGCGGCCGAACTGGCCGGGATTTCGCGCTCCACCCTCAAGGAAAAACTAAGCCGCTACAGCGTCACCATTTCGGTAAAGTTGGGGTAACTAATATGAACCCCCAAGAGATGGACCATTTCAAACAAGACCTGGCGCGTCGGATCGCGGCGGGCGCGGAGTGGCTACTGCCCTGGTATCTCAAAATAGAAAACGAAACACGACAGGCCCGCTCTGAACAATGCGAATTAGAGCGCGTCAAGCGCCTGGGGCGGCAACTGGAAACCGAATGCGGAATGACCAGGAAATATTGAAGGGAGGGCAAGACGTGACCCATTCCCCAAAAGCCACTTAAAGGGCGATCAACTCGAGGGCAGCAAGGCGGGCAACCAGGCCGCCACCCTTGCCATATACGGGCCGATGGTATTTGTGGCCCAGAATATCCGCGCGGACGCGATCATCGACACCAGCTAACAACAGGGCATCCTCTACATAATGGCGCAAACCGTAAGCGGTGTGTTGCGGCGTTTCCTTTAGGCCGTTGTTTAGCATATACTTATTGACTAACGCAGACCACGTTCCGGCCTTGTTCTGATACCTCTGTATCCCGCCACGGGCGACAATTCGGCGCGCAGCATCAAGAGACACGCCCACCAAGGGGATTTCGCGGCGCGTATGGCTTACTTTTAACTGACGGCCGTTCGGCTCAACCGCCAGATGGGGGACGTTCGATGAAATCCGATAATCTGCCAGCGGTGAGTCAGTGATTTCAGACGGCCTCAAGCCGGTGTTTATCATAACCAGGAGGACGTCGCGGGCCTCCTCATTGAGGCCATCCAAAACATTCGGAGCCAGTATCCTATCGGCCACCCAATCGCGGCTAAAAGTTGCGGCTTTTTTTGTCTGGCCGCCATGCAACCGCAGGGCCTTAAACGGGTTTCGGCTCTCGAAGCCCGTCAACTCGGACCATGTGGTATAGATTTCGGACAAGTGGCCGAAGTCCTTGTTTGCCGTCTTGGCGTCATGGGTTCCAGTAAGAACTCGCTCAGACCAGAAATCCCGGAACGCCAAGGCGTCCGCGCGGGTGATCTGATCAACCGATGGCGGACCCGCGCGGCCCTCGGCGACAACGCGGTTAAAATTAGCAACAGCGCGCTTTTTGGGCAATAACCACTTATGACGCTGTGCGTCGGATTTCTGCATATGGCGGGTTTTCGTCAATTCCACGTATTCCTCGAGTACACCGGCCATGTCAGGGAATATGGGCCTCGCAGCCCCCAGAAGGGCCTCGGTAACGATAGGATCGGCCGGTGCGCCCGGCGGGCCAATGGCGGCGCGCAGACGCGGCAAAACCTCGGCAAGGGGGCGCGACAGTAGGGTTTCCGACGCTTGATAGGTGAACCCATAACTTTGCGCCAAATCCACAGACGCTAGGTAATAGCGGCGGGCGTCGTCCGATTTCCCTGCCAAGATCGCCTCCCATTCAGCAAAGCGTAACGC